GCGGCAATATCGGAGGCAGAGGGGAAGGCCCCCTCGATCTCGTCGTCCTGGTCCACGGCCTCGATGTAGCCGGCCTTGATGAGGGCAGAGATTCCCACGCCGCCAGGGTCCATGGGGAGGTGGGCCCCGGCCGAGAACTTCACGCCATCGTGGGTGATGTTCCGGACCACCCGGAAGGTCTTTTGCATCACGCCACCGCGTTCTGGATCAGGAAGCCCGCGCCGGCGGCCGTGACGTAGAGGCCGTTTTCATAGAGGAACTCGGCCTCGAAGGACCGGGTCTTGCGGTTGAATTCGGGGTCCGTGACCACGGGCATCTTGTCGAGCTCGTACTGGTAGGCGAAGCAGGGAGTCCGGCGGGACTTCGACCCCTTGGCGACGTACGCCACGACGATGTTCTTGCCCCAGACGTCCTGAAAATTGTCCTCCTCGTCCACGCTGACGGCTGCACCCTCGACGAAGACGTCCACCTGGAAGAGGCGGGCCAGGTCATCCAAGCCGGGCACCTGGGAGCTGGTGTATTTCAGGCGGTCCAGCACCAGAGGATTCTTCTGGAGGGCCGTCAGCACCTTGGGGCCGACGATGATGGTGTTGGCCCGGGCCCCGATCTGGGAGCGGACCGTTTCCTTGGCGTCGCCGAAGAGGTCGAAGGGGTTCCCGGACTGATCCAGCATGGAGGTCCCCGAAAGGGCCTCGATGTTGGAAGCGGGGAAGGTTGCCGGGTTGGTGGCGATCTGGGCGGCCGTCACTTCAATCTCGAGGCGCACCGAATCGGCCACGGTCTGGATGTTCTCGTTCAGGAGATCGAGCGCCAGGACGGCCGCGGCCTCTTCCTGCTCTTCGATGGGCACCTGAACGCCCAGGGCGTGCTGGATGAGCGCGAACGGGGTGGGGCTGTAGCTGATCTGGGCCCGGGCGATGATGCCGCCAGGGGCGCGCTTGGTGTCGTGGACGCGGAAGGCCTCCCGCCCGAATTGGAGGATTTGCCCCTTGCGGGTGCGCACCGGCACCTTGGGAAAGAGGACGTTGGCGACGAGGGGCTGCTGCATGTAGCCCAGCGCCACCTCGGTCAGGACGGGGTTGATGACCCGGGCCTGGTCGAGATTCATAAGATTGGCAACGGGAAGCGGCATGTGGTGGATCTCCTATGTGCTTGCGAGGTTGGTTTTCCGGGCCGTGGCCGGGGTCAGTCGTTGTAGAGGAGGATCTCGACGACCACGCCGGCACTGGCCGCAGCCTGGAGGGCCTTGCCACGGGGTTTGCCGCTGTTGGCGACAGGGACGGCGTTGCCCACGGCGTCGGTCATGACCTCCTGATACCTGTTCAGGGCCGCTCCCGCGACGACAGGGGCGGTTCCCAGGACATCCACGGGAATCTCATCCCCGACGGCGAGGGCGGGCATGCGCGTCACGCCGATGGTGTCGGCGCCGACAGCTGCGGGCAAGGTGGCCCCGGTTCCCACGAAGGAGCAGGCAGGGATGGGAGCCTGGGCCTGGACGGTGATGGAGAAGAAGGGGCGGGACTGGTTGCTCACTGGTTACCTCCGAGCTTGGCGACGGCTTCGAGTAGGCCGCATTTATGGTCCTTGGCGTAGGCGCGAGCTTTGCCCAGCTCGTCGAGGCCTTCCTGGGTGACGGTGAACCCGGCGGGGGCGGCGAACTCGACCGGATCGGCGGTTCCATCTTTGGGCGGATTCTTGATGCCGGGCAGCTCACCAAACTCAACGAGCTTGGGCAGCCGCCCCAGGAAATCTTTGAAGAAATCGAGGCTGGGGGTCTTGGTCTTGGAATCGCCCTCGCTGAACTCCAGCACGGGCGCGGACTTCAGGCCTGCCATGAAATCGGCCAGTCCCTTGGCCAGGGGAGGGGTGAGCTTGCCTTCTTTCACCAGGCCTTCGCAGAACGCGGCATGCGCAGCCTTGTCCATCTCGGCCTGCTTGGCTTCCAGGGCATCCGCCCGGGCGTTCAGTTCCCCCTCTCGCTTCGCAAGGTCAGCCTCTTTGGCGGCCAGGGCTTCGGGAGCAGGGGCTCCATTTTTATCTTTCACGTCGTTTCCCTCCGAAGGAGTGCCCGCCACCAGGGCGGGGGTGGGAGTGGGGTCTGCTGCTCCGGCTCCGGCTGTGGCCGCCAGCGCGGGGGTGGGGGTGATGATGCTTGGATGGTCGCCCTCGGCGAAGCCAGAATCAGCGTCAGGGTCCGGCTCAATGCCCCCGGTCTCGATCTGCGCGACCTGCCAATTCGGGAGGGCTTGGTCCGCGGCGTCCAATCCGAATTTACCGATGAACCACTCCCGAAGGCCCCGAAGGATAGAGCCCAAGGTCTTGGTCTCCCATGAATCGAGCGTGCCGAAGTCCACCACCTCGCACCCGTCCATCTTCCCGGAGAAGGAAGCCACAGGCTTGAGGCCTTTCACGGCGGGGGCCATGGCTCCCAAGAAGCCAACATGGCGCAGGTAATAGTGGCCAGGGACGGGGTTGTCCGGGTGGTTGGGAGGGTAGAAGGATCCGCTGATCTTTTTGTATCGCCCGGCTGCAACAGCCTCGGCGAATGCAGGATCCACCTGCTCAGGCTCGGCTTCCAGGACGCCTTCGCTGAAGGATAGGGACTTTACCCAGCCGTACGCTGGATCCGAATCCTTGGGGTGGCCCGCCACGATGGGCGCCTGGAACTTCTCCGCGGAGTAGTTGGCCGCGATGGCCATGACCTCGGATTCGCTGAAGTCCAGGGTGTGCCCCGACATCGCCGTGAACTTGCCGGGCCTGAAAATCTGTAGGGCCATGGGACCTCCAACCTTTTCAGGTTGGGGACACCCCAGGTCCGTCTCTATTCGCAGGGGCGAGAACGTGAGATACCCTAGCCCTCCTTGAGGGCGTTCCGGATGGCCTTATTCAGGATCCTCCGGATGGCGGCCTTGTCGTCCTCCGAAAGTCCAAGGAATGGCCGCGCCTTGATGCCGGGGTGCTTGACGCCCTTGACAGGGTGCGCCGCCCCATCCCACGCCAAGGCCTTCTTCGCTTTGGGCTTGATGATCCAAGGTCCGGGTTTGCCGAGCTGGTGATGCTCGGCGTAATCCTGTGGGGAGCCCACAGCCAAGTTTGATCCGTCCACCCGGTAGTTGATGGTATTCCGGAGCATGCCGGAGGATTGGAGGATTTTGAGGATACGGCCTTTGGCTTGCTTCTCGGCGACGGTGGACGCAGCGTCAGAAGCCCATGGCCGACCGTCCGGAGTTTCCTCACGGCCGAATCGATCCCAGGCGTTCTGGACCATCTCCTCACCGATCTGTTCCAGGATAGGAGTCAGGTTACGCCCGGCCTGTTCGAGCAGATAAAGCCCGCGTTTGAATTTCTTTAGGTTGATCTCATCCCATGTAGCTTCAAAGGTTGCGCCTGCCATAAATACTCCATCTTGCATTTCACGGGAAATGGACTACCCTTCAACTGGCGGGTGTGACACGGTGAAATTCTGACTGCCGTAGCCTTTGGCTCAGTGCCTCTGAGCGCGTTGTGGGGTTCATGTCAGGCCCCACCACCCGCCGCCCTTCATACCCTCGGGAGCGCACGAAGCGCCTCGAGGGTTCTTTCGTTGAGCCGATGAGCCGACACTAGGTAGACATCTGATCGGTCCTTCGTCACCTTTAGGGCTACGCGATACCACGCGTCCCTGTCTCGGCAGGCCAGGATGACGTCATGCGATCCGTGCCGGTAGACCTGGGCCTTTGGAATTCCTTTCAGGGCGGCTTTGTAATCCTCTGCGGTTAGTTCTTTGTGATGGACGACCTGCTTGTCCACGCTCCCCGGGCTCAGACGGACGAATTCGGCATCCGTCCCCAGTGCCTCCTTGACCTTCTCCGAGACCTTGGCGACATTGATGTCCCCCTGAGGGTCCTCCAGCCACTGCTCGATTTTTTTGACCGTGGCCACCCGGTCCGTTGCAACCCGAGGTTTGGCAAGGTACTGCCGCATCTCCCGCTTGAGATCCTCCGCCAGGGGTTTGGGGTAGCTCTTGGCCTTCTGCTCTATGACTGGACGCATCCGGTCCATGGCCGTTGCCCCTGGGGTGTAGGCGAAGCCCTTGTCAACACCCGGCTCCGCCTCACCGCGCCTTGGCGGTCCCAGAGGTGGGCGCGGCTTGTCCAGCACCTTGAGTCCTCGGGCCGCCACATCCTCCGGGCTGAGGTTGAACACCCGACACTTGCAGAGGTAGCCGCAGGGTGTGGGATGGGTGCGCCAGAATGGATCCCCCGCGGGTAGCACCATGCCATCCCATGCTTGGTGCTGTGCCCTGGGGTGGACCGAGTCGCCGTGCCGCCATACCCAGTATGGGCGCGCCTCCAGCATGGATGGCTTGGTCATCTGGGCGTAGCGCCCGGCGCTTTAGCTGGTCGAGATGTTGGTCTCCAGGATCACCCGAGCCCGCCAGGATGGTGTGCCCTTGTACTCCCAGCCATGTTTGGCGACGATCTCATCGAACTGCCCCTGGAACCAATCCAGGGACTTCCCGTCCTCCATGGCCTTGGTCACGGCGTCTCGCATGTCCTTCAGAAGGTCGGCCTTGGCCGCGCCGGCCACCATAAAGGCGTGGTCGTGCTCCTCGTTCATCACGTCCAGCCAGGAGGACGTGGGGATGTTGGCCTCCTTGCCTTTGAAGAACTTGAGGGCCTCGTCGAAGGGGAGGCTGGCTGGGTTGATGGGCACGGATCAACCTCTGCGGCGGCGCGGAGTGCTGTTGAGGCCTGCGGCGTTGATCACCTCCCACTGGCCGGTGAGGGCCGCCACGGTGAAGGCCTTGGACATGACCTCAGCGAAGGCCTCCGCGTGCAGGTCGGGGTAGGCGCGGTCCAGCTGTCGGCGCAGGTCATCCAGGGACTTTGCCTTGTGAACCATCTTCCGGAGGGGATCAAGGAGACCGCCCAGGTTCAGGGAATCCATGGCACGGTCCACGATGGCGTCGGCAGGGTCGGGGCGATGGTTTACTGCGGCGAAGCTCACAGGGGCCTGCTGGGGCGCGCCTCCAGGCCCAGACGCGGGCGGCTGGCCCTTGATCTCCTGGGTGGCCTGCTGGGGATCGGTGGGGACGGGCTGACCCGGGACGATGGGGGGTAGTTTCAAACCGTCCAGGCTCGGGGGGGCCATGACCTCCTCTTCGTGCTCGTCCACATAGCCCGGGCCGTAGACCTCCTCAATGCGGTCGGCGCCGGGGCGGTAGCCCATGGCGAAGAGCAAGCCGTCCTTCTCGGCCTCTGCCTTCTGGTCGGATGGCTGCTCAATTTTGCGGACCATCCTGGGTGCTTCGGCGCCTGGGCAGTTCAGCTCGGCGATCCAGTGGACAACTGATTGGTTGAGGCATTCGCACATGTCATTCGCGTCCGCCTGGGCCAGTTCCAGCCGGACATCGTTGTGGGTGTTCGAGGCCGCATAACTCCCGATGTCGCCCATGGTGGTCGTCAGGGTCTCGCCCAACGTGGCCTTGGACATTTCCTCGTCGAAATACCGGACGGCCCGCTCGTAGCCATCTCCGGTGACGCCCTGGGTGAGCGCCTTGATGTCCATGCCTTCGGGGTAGATAGCCGCCCCCAGGGATTTGATCTCGACGAGGCGCTGGAGAAGCTTGTCCTGGTCGATCTCCGAGAATCCAGCGGGATATGCTCCAGCGATGGTTGGCGAGGCGAATTTCTCGGAATGCTCGAGCCAGAACTGCGTGAGGTTCCTTTTGAACCAGGCAGGCCAGTAGAGTTTCTGCCCCAGGCCAATGCCCATGGGGTTCCCATCGAGGCTGCCGTACGTGAAGATGACGAATTTCCGATCCGGGATCTCAATGCCTTCCAGGGGCTTGTCCCAGGTCAGGAGCCTCGGCTTCCATCCGGTCCCGGCATCGGTGTCCGCCATGAACCGGATGCGCCGCTGGTCCACTATCCGAAATTCCTTGGCAACGACCTGGTCTGGTTCCAGGGCCCAGACGATTTCCGATACGGCATAGCCCTTCAAAATTCCATCCGACAGGCCATATGAAAGATTATCGATCTGAATTTTTTTAAGTTGTTTTTTTACAACCTCAGCACACTTCTTGTCCCGCAGTTTGTCGGATGCCGGTTCCATCTCCCATGGGTAGGCCAGGGGGCCCCGGCGTCGTTTCTGGAGCACCGAGTAGGCGTGCGCGTCCCGCTCGATCTCCTCGTAGATTTTCAGGCCCCATGAGCCGCCCTTCTCACGAAGGATCTCGTCCCGAGGCAAAAGGAGGCCGAGATAGAGCTTGTGGAAAATGTCATTGTCGGCCGTCGCCAGGACCTGGAGCAGGCCGCTAAGATTCGCCATCGCGTCCTCGTGGGCCAAGGGGTGGCCACCATCAACGCTGGTTCAGACGCCCGAGCATCTCTATTCGCCCACGCGAGAACCGCCCTCAGCGGCCAGCAAGGCCTGCCACCCGGTCCCCGGCGCCGCGGATCTCACCGACCTGACCGTGGAGGTTGGCCCAGTTGATGAATTGGGTGGTGGAGTCCACGGGATCCTCATGTAGGCCGGCCGGGAAGATAGTCATGGAGCCCACATAATCCGCATACCAGGCCGGAGGGTTGGCGGGCATGAGGACATTCCCAGCCTCGAAGGTCGGGGAGGCGGTCATGGCCCGGGCGGTCTTGTCCTTGATGACCGTGACTGCCAAGAGGGGAAGGTGGGTTTCGCGCTTCAATTCCTGGAGGATGGCAACCCCTGCGCTGGAGTCCTCAACCAGGATGGCCGACGGGCGCCACTTGGCCGCCATGGCCCGTACCATCTTCTTGAGGTCCGGGAATTCAACCTTTTCGGTCCACACGTCCAGGAGGTAGTAGAAATTCTTAGAGATGCCCCACGTGGTGCATGCCGAGTAATCGTTCTCCTGCCCGGTCTTGGCTGCCGTGTCCCAGGATTGGACGATCTGATAAATCTGGCCACGCTGGGTCATGGGGTCCAAGGGATAGGTGTGGTCGAACCACCCCCTCTTGAAAATGTTCCCGGCCAAGGGGACGGGGCGCTGCTGATGCTGGCCAGCGAAGCCTACCGTCCCCTTGGCGACCTTCTCTTCCTCCACCACTGACTGGGGGAA